GGAATGTTTGGTTCCGAAGGTCAGGCATAAGTAGTATTTGTGCTAGTTTGGGGGACTTCGGTCCCCCTTTCTTTTTGTGCCTTGACACTGTTTATATAAGGTGATAAAAAGATAATAACCAAGAACCTCGACTCATACAGACTGGCTTGGCAGACATTATAGAGACTGTATGGGCATGTGCTATAACACAAAGGAAATATATCATGGCAAAAACTACTTTTTCGGGACCAGTGCGGGCTGGATATCAAGGCGGAGACGCAAGCTCACAAGGACCTTTAACTCCGGTTACTGTTAACTCTGGTTCAATAGTTGAAATAAATACCGGCTCTGGAGCGTATGGTTTTTATACACGCATCGAGCCAACCACAGGTTTTGGTTCTAGCGACTATCAACTCCCGGGTGAAGCATATGGTGTGTTTGGGCGTACTCAAACTGGTGCGCCGTTTGCTACAACCCCTACAACAACTTTTAACCATATTACCGGTGTAGCTGGTAATTTTGCGGTTATTGGTTCATACGCTAATAACGGTTTGATGTCCGGTGTAATGGGCATTATTAATACCAACACTTTATCTGGTGATGCCGCTGTTATGGCATTTATGCAGGGTGACTCTGGTGTTACAACTTGCCGTGCAGCATTTGGTGTTGCAATGGCTCAAACCACAGCAGGTTCTGGCTTTACATACGGTCTGGACTTGAAGATGCAAGACCCCGTTGCTGATGCTGGTGGTCCTTCTGGAGTTATAGCGTATAAAACGGCTGAGATTCGCCTAGCTAATGATGCTGCCGCTGCTCCTGTTGTCATCAAGGTAGGTAATTTTGTTGATGGTGCCGCTTCTGGTGTAGGCAAAGGTTCGTTAGGTATTGATTCTACTGATGGACTATTGTTTGTATCTGATGCTTCTGGCAACTGGCAAGCTGTTACTGTCTAATGCTGACTCATGAAGATCCAGAAGTCGCTACGATTGTGGCGCTTCTGGAAGCCCAAAGAGACTATGCAATGGGACATGCCGCCAAACTTGCTAAAGAAAATGCTGAGTTAATAGCAAAGATTAGCAGACTTGAGGCATCTAAACCGGCGTAGTCTCACCCTACAGGAGATTGATCATGGGTATGCAGTATGATGTATTAGCCTCACTCCCTTTGACGGGAGATGGGCAACTAGAAAACCAAGCAGCAGAGAGTCTTGGACGGATTCGCATCAAAGCTATTTACGGAACCTCTGGAGCTACCGCTGGAACCATTTCTTTCTATAATGGCACAAGCAATTCCGATCCTTCGCTTATTCTCCTTCCTACCCCAGCCGCAGCAAATCAAGGTGCATTCTTCTTGCTTATTCCCGGAGAAGGAATCTTGGCTCAGGATGGCGTATATGTAGACACTGGAAACGCAGCATCAGTAATCGTTATTTACGGGTAGAACATGGACCCGCAAACATTGATTAACCTCGGCATGGGGGTTCTTCTGACAATAGTCGGATGGCTCTCCAGACAGCTCTGGGATGCGGTAGAGAGAATGAAAGTAGACATTAAGAATATTGAGATAACACTTCCTTCGCATTATGCGAGGAAGGACGACATCCAATGCAGGTTTGATAAAGTCGAAGTGATGCTAGAAAAGATCTTCGACAAGTTAGACCTTAAACAAGATAAGGCATAAACATGGCAGACCAAGCCGCATATACCGCAGGATTAAATAAATCGACTCCATCAGAAGAAGAACGCAAAGAGATGCAGCGTATCCGTGATGAATATGTAATAGATCGGGATACTGACCTTGGGTACGAAAGGGCTACACGGGCTACCCCTCCTGCTGGAATGACTCCTGTTGGTCCCCCACGCAATCAGCCTATTCGTAGAGCTAAGGGCGGGATGATCTCTGCTTCTAAAAGAGCGGATGGCATTGCAACTAAAGGTAAGACCAAAGGCAGGATGATCTAATGAAGGCTAAGAGATATGATATGGGTGGGTCTGTAAATGGCGGTACTCCTAATCCGTCTCCATTGCTTTCTATTAACGCACCTGACAATTCAACACCGGCTCAAAAGCCGGGGTTCTTGAGCGTAGCTCCACCGGTCGGCATGAAGAAAGGCGGATCAGTTAAGGGTGTACGGGGTGGCGGGATAGAATCAAAGGGCAGAACAAAAGGAAGGTTCGTCTAATGGGTGCTTTAGCTAATATGGGATACGGAGCTATGCTGGGTCCAGATCTTCAGGAGAAGATGACCAAGCCGTTTGATAAGGCATTGTCAGCTACAGAGATGGACGAGCCTAATAAAGAAATGATGAAAGAAGCCGGATACAAGAAAGGCGGGTCAGTTTCCAAAAGAGCTGACGGCATTGCAACTAAAGGTAAGACCAGAGGGAGAATTGTATAATGAGTTCATTGCAGCCTCTCTTTAATCAGATGGGGGACAAGCCGCCAGCAGCCCCTGTAGCTTCTCCAGCTCCTCCGGCTCCATACGACCCAGATCCTTACTACGGGACGAATACCAAGACTCCTGCGGGAGTGGGTTCATCCCCAGCACCAATAGGGGGATCTTTTTCGGGGGCGTATCCTGCAGTAGTGCCATCGGCTTCTAAGCCAATTTCTGCACCGAATACTCAGTTATCTGGCGCTCTTGCAGCGGGTTTGGGTCAGCCAAACGCTCCTGCAGCCCCTCAGCAGCCTCAATTCAATCCGTTCATGCAAACCTATGGACAGAACAATACGCCGCAGCAGCAGATGTTTAATCGCTTCCAGCCGCCGCAGCAACAATTCCGTCAGCCAGTAGCGCAGCCTGCTCAAGGTCCGGTATACGCAGATCAAAGTTTAAACGCTCCGGGCAATCAGCCTCAGCAGTATCCACAGCCTCAGTATGGTAGGTTTGGTCGCGGCTTTATGCCTCAGAACAGGGGCGGCTATGACCGGCAGATTGATCGGTTAAGGGGTCAAGGTCAATATGGTCAGCAAGGGGTGCAAGTAGAGTTTATGAATAACCTTTTGAGTGGTCAGCAGCCTGTAGCCGTTCAGCCAAGTGCGCCAGCAGGTGGCAAGGGCGGAAGCCCAGTAGCCTCAGCTCAGTTAAACCCATTCCAAGCAGCTTTAGTGAAGGGTGGGACTCCGTATGTACAGGGCGCTCCGGGCGCTCCTTATGCTATTGGTCAAGGTATCCCCGGAGGCGCTCCGGGTGGGTATATGCCTCTAATGAACTCAAATGGAACTCCAGTTAGTTCATTGGCAAGCGCAAACCCAGCAGGTGGCAAGGGCGGAAACCCAACAGTACAATTACCACCTCCTCCTAAACAAGATGGGACTCCGGGTAGTTGGAGTACTTACATCTAATGAAAAAAGCTAAGATAGCGACAGTAATGAGAGAGTTTAAAAAGGGGTCACTCAAGTCCTCATCAGGACAGAAGGTGACTAATCCGAAGCAAGCTATCGCTATCTCTTTGAGCGAAGCTAAACGAGCAGATGGTGCAGCTAAACGTAGCAAAACTAAAGGACGGACTCTATAATGATGAAAGCAAAAATGATGGCTAAGGGCGGGATGCACAAGATGCCTGACGGCAAGATGATGAAAGACTCAGCCATGAAAAATTTGGCTAAACATGCCGCTAAACCTGCTTCTAAAGCCCACGCCGGTCTTAAAGCTGGTGGCATGGCTAAAGATGGAATGTCAGGATTCCCAATCAAGCGCAAGGGTCCAGTAGATAAAAAGACTGTTGCCAAGTTAGCCAGCAAGATACTGGATGCAAAGATGGGAGCTGCGCCAATGGTTTCTCCAATGGCTCCTCCAATGATGTCTCCGGGCATGAAGAATGGTGGCTCAGTGTCTAAACGCGCTGATGGAATCGCTCAACGGGGTCGCACCAAAGGAACAATGCTTCGCAAGGGTGGACGGGTCTGCTAATGTTGCCAAGCCGTGGAATGGGTATTATTAGCCCAACCAAGCTCCGTAAGATCAAGAAGCGTGATGGGGATAGCCCTGTCACGCTGTATAAACACGGTGGGGCTATAGGAAAGCAGCCTAAAGCTAAGTGATCAAGTGGGCTGAGTACCGAAAAGAATGCGGCAACGTGTTTGATTGGATAATACGGGCAACAGAAGAACGTAGAGACATGAAGTCTATTGAGGCAGAACGCTTCAGAGAGCTTTATGTTAAGAAGCCAATTGTAAATAAGAAGTAACTTATTATAGAGACTCTATAATGGCTAAGAGCAAAGTTAATGCTGCTGGTAATTACACAAAGCCTACCCTTCGCAAGAAGATTGTGTCTCAGGTAAAGGCAGCTGCAACTCAGGGTACTGGCGCTGGGGAATGGTCAGCTAGAAAAAGCCAATTAGTTGCAAAGAAATATAAGGCTGCTGGCGGCGGGTATCGTGATTAAAGCCCCACAGAAATCCCTGAAAGATTGGAGCGACCAGAAATGGCGTACTAGGTCAGGGAAGCCCTCCTCTAAAACAGGAGAGCGTTATTTACCAGAAGCAGCAATAAAGGCTTTAAGCCCAGCAGAGTATGCAGCTACTACCCGTGCAAAACGTGCAGGCAAGGCAGCAGGTAAGCAGTTTGTGGCACAGCCCAAGGCTATTGCAAAGAAAACAGCGGGGTATAGATAATGGCTAAGACACCTGCATGGCAAAGAAAGGAAGGTAAGTCTGAGAAAGGCGGTTTAAACGCCAAAGGACGAGCCTCATATAACGCAGCCAATCCAGACAAGCCCGGATTGAAGGCTCCGCAGCCAGAAGGTGGAAGCCGCAAGAAGTCATTCTGTGCCAGAATGTCAGGAATGAAAAAGAAGCTGACATCCGCTAAGACGGCAAATGATCCCAATAGCCGCATAAACAAAAGCCTTCGGGCATGGAAATGCTAAATGACCACATCAGGCACAGCATCATCTAACCTAGACCTCACTAACATCATTGAGGAAGCGTTTGAGCGCTGCGGGGCAGAGCTACGCACTGGTTATGATATCCGTACAGCAAGACGCAGTTTAAACCTCCTGACGGTCGAATGGGCTAACCGGGGGATAAACCTGTGGACAATTGAAGAGGGTGAGATACCGTTAGTTCTTAATCAGGTCTCATACAATCTGCCTGTTGATACGATAGATCTTCTAGAACATGTAACAAGGGTAGGAACGGGTTCAAGTCAGCAGGACTTGTCTATAACCCGTATTAGCGTATCTACATACGCAACCATCCCTAACAAGAACTCAACTGGTCGTCCTATTCAATTGTGGGTTAACCGCCAGTCAGGAGCCACCTACCCAATAGGTGGCAGACCAGAAGGCACAGACCCCACTACTGGGGTAGACCATCCTCAGATTTATGTATATCCAGCCCCAGATCAGAGCGATTACTACACGTTCGTCTACTGGCGCTTACGCAGAATACAAGACGCAGGCAATGGTATTAACACCCAAGACATACCCTTCAGGTTCCTTACCTGCCTGATTGCTGGCTTGGCATACTACCTCGCCGTTAAGATAGCTCCAGACCGCATACAGTCCCTAAAGGACCAGTATGAGGAACAGTGGAAGTTTGCTGCTGAAGAAGATAGAGACAAGTCTCCAGTGAGATTTGTCCCTCGCAGGGCTTATATTTGTGGGTAATAGGTTTGCGTCCGCCAAGAACTCGATTGCAGAGTGTGATCGATGCGGATTTAGGTTCAAGCTAACGCAGCTAAAGGCTTTGATCATCAAGACAAAGCAAGTTAATATAATTGTTTGTCCTGAATGCTGGGAACCGGATCAGCCTCAGTTACAACTGGGGATGTACCCAATTGATGATCCGCAGGCTGTAAGGAATCCTAGAAAGGATTTAAGCTATTTGCAGTCTGGTAATAGCGGGTTACAATTGGTTAATGGGTCAGGAACGGCTGTTGATGAAAACGGCTATCCTGAAGGCGGAAGTAGAATTATCCAGTGGGGCTACGCTCCTGTTGGAGGTTCTAGAGCAAACGATGTAGGGCTAACACCAAATTACCTAGCTTTATCATTCCAGCTAGGAACAGTAACAGTAGTCACAACTTAGGAGTTAATATGAAGATTATAATCGCAGCCGGTAAGCCTTCGGCAGGAACCGCAGTTAAGAAATTCCGCAAAGGCGGAAAGACCAATTTAGAAATGAAAGAGTTGGGTCGTGGATTGGCTAAAGTGGCTAATCAAAAGGTCTCTTCATTCAAGTACAAGAACTCTGGGAGCAAATAATGGCTATTCCAGAAAAAGCATCTAGCGTTAACCCTAGTCAGCCAAAGCCTATTACTGGGTTATCAGAAAAGGATCTGGGTAATAACGGATATCCAAACAATATCCCTAACACACAGACCCAGAAGACCCGTGGTACTGGAGCCGCTACTAAAGGCACTGGTCACTCGAAGAAGATGGGCTAATGAATTACACGGAACTATCGCAGACGATTAAGGCATATTGTGAGAATGAGTTCCCACAAACAGTCAGTAGCTTTACGTCTGTCCAACAGATCAATACATTTATTGATCAAGCAGAGCAACGGATATATAACAGCGTTCAGTTCCCTTCAATACGAAAGAATGTCACTGGGGTATTAACCGCTAATAATCAATATCTGTCAGCGCCCGGAGATTTTCTGGCGGTTTACTCAATGGCTGTTATAGACACAGTCACTGATGCGTATGATTTCTTGCTTAACAAGGATGTTAACTTCATACGGGCTGCTTACCCTATCAAGACAGATACCGGAAAGCCGCAATACTATGCCCTGTTTGGACCAACAACCACTAACGATGCATCACCTATTATAACGAATGAACTGTCATTCATTCTTGGACCAACTCCTGATTTGGCATATGACGTAGAGCTTCATTACTATTACTACCCTGAATCAATCGTTACAGCAAATACAACATGGCTTGGGGATAACTTTTATAGCGTCCTGCTTTATGGCGCGATGCTAGAAGCAGCAGCGTTTATGAAGTCAGACAAAGACGTTATGGAAAATTACGTTTCTCGATATAACGAAGCATTGGCACTAGCTAAACGTCTAGGTGATGGCATGGAAAGACAAGATGCTTACAGATCTGGACAGGTACGGATACCGGTGAAATAATGCCATTTACCGGAAACTTTACCTGTGACGTATTCAAATCAGGAGTTCTTGATGGGAACTTTGATTTTGGTGTTGGCACAACAAACGTATTCAAGATAGCGCTGTATACTAATGCATCAACTCTTGATCAGGATACCGCTGCCTATACAACCGTTGGCGAGGTTGTAGCGACTGGGTATACTGCCGGTGGTAATGTCCTATCTCCAACCTTGAGCATACTGGACGGGACCGCATTTATCACCTTCACCAATACCTCGTGGACAAGTGCATTGACCGCTCGCGGAGCGCTTATTTATAAGGTTGGTGGTGCAGCGGTTTGTGTTTTAGACTTTGGTTCGGACAAGATCTCAACTACAACATTCCAAGTAGAATTTCCAGCCGCTTCCAATACTTCAGCAATTATTAGACTTTCATAAAGGAGTTTCAAATGATTTCAAATAAAGCAGTTTCTGTAGATAAAGTAGGCGCAAGCGTTCTGCTAAGTGGGACGACAGTTTCCGCCGCTGGTGGCGCTGGCGTATTTACAATTCAGTGTTTTGATAAAGACGGCAAACTGAAATGGGAAGAAAAGAACCCAAATCTAGTTGTTAACGAAGGTCTTCAGTACATGAATGACACGTTCTTCTCTGGGTCTGCCTACACCGCAGCTTGGTATCTAGGTCTGATTACTGGTCCCGGTTCAGGTACAACTATTGCTGCAGCAGATACCTTAGCTTCACATGCTGGATGGACTGAGTACACAGACTACACTGGCAACCGTAAGGCTGTAACTTTTAGCTCTGCAACTGTTGCCGATCCTTCAGTTATTGATAACTCAGGCGCACCTAATGCATTTGCTATTACAGCTCCCGGCGGCACTGTTGCTGGCGCATTCCTTACTGATGTAGCTACTGGCACAGTGGGAATTTTGTTCTCAGCTTCTGACTTCCAGTCCCCCGGTGATCGCGCTGTAGTTGCTGGCGATACCTTGAATGTTACTTACACATTCAGCCTTGACGCTGCATAAGGAGATATAAAAATGGCAACGAAATTCACTAAGGGTCAGAACGTAAAAGTTCAAGCAGCCGTTCCTCAAGGTCCGGTACAAGGTCTTCGCATGACAGAAGATGGAGACTTCTTCTACCATATTGAGTGGACTGATGCTGACGGCGTTTCACAAAACCGCTGGTTCCCAGAAGCCGCCTTGACAGAAGCGTAATGTGTTTGGAATCTCATCATTTGCGGCTGCGCCATTTGCGTCACTAGCAGGGGCTTTTCTAAACGCTGAAGTTAGCGAGTCAGCCTCTGCTTCTGATGCTGTATCAAGTGCTGCAACTGCAAATCGTGAGATTCAAGAAATAACAACCTGTGCTGACGCGGTATCTGCACATGTTGATCTAATATCTTCCATACAAGAATCAGTTACTGCTGACGCTCAGTCAGTTGGTTATCTAAGCACAAGCCGTTCTATTGATGAAGCTGCTACTGCGTCAGACTCTATTGCAGCAAGTCCTGCCGTCTCTGTATTCATAATTGAGTCGGTTACCGCAACAGATGCAGCAACGGCATCCACTGACCTTAGTTCTGCGATAGATGAGGCTGCTACAGCCTCTGATCAAGTATCAGCCCTCTGTGAGCTACTTGGATCAATACAAGAATCCTCTACCGCATCTGACCAAGTGTCAGTTCTTGCTGAATTTGCTTCAGACATTGCTGAGACCGCTACTGGCACAGACCAAGTCTCTTCCATTGCTACATTCTTAAATAATATCAATGAGGCAGTTACTGCGACCGATACAGTCGAGGCTCTCGCTATATTTGAGACTACAGTTCATGAGAGTGTTGCGGCAGCAGATCAAATAAGTTCAAGTGAAGACTTTGCCTCAATCATTGCAGAGAGCGCTACAGGCGCGGATCAAGTAGACGCAACTCGCAGTTTACCCGGAAGCATTGCAGAGTCGGTAACTGGAAGTGAGCAGGTCTTTGCGGCAGCTATATTTGCTGCAGATGTCCATGAGCTAGTCACTGCACAAGATACGGTAGTAGCAGTAGCTACATTTGTCGCGGCTATAGATGAGTCCGCCTCTGTTTTAGACTCTACTTTAGCGGCTCTAGACTTTGCGGTAGCTATAAATGAGTCAGTAACGGCTGTAGATCAGGTAAGCGCAGAGGAAGTATTTGCATCGGCTGTAGCAGAGAGCGCGGTCGCAGAAGATCAGGTCTTCTCAGCAGTGAGTTTAAACGGAGCAATAGATGAGTCGGCTACTGGGCTAGATGAGGTCTTTGCTCAAGCGGACATGAACTCGGCGGTTATAGAGGTTGTCTCTGCTTCTGATGCTACGGCAGCTCAAGCCACATTTGAAGTTGATATAGCAGAGCAGGTAGCGGCATTTGAGCAAGTAATTTCTGGGGTAGACTTCAGTTCAGAAATTCAGGAAAGCGCTACAGCAGAAGATCAGGTAGCCTCTACTTACAGTATTGGCAGCTCTATACAAGAGTCTGCCGCTGGGTCAGAGGTTGTGCAGGCATTAGCCTACTTGAATGGATTCGTTAATGAGGGAGCCTCTGCTTCAGATTCCATTGAAAGCATGGCAGAGTTCCATTCAAGCATACAGGAGTTGATTAACGCTGCTTCAACTACATCCGCTGCCGCTAACTTTATATCCACAGTTAATGAATTTGCTCTAGCCTCAGACTCTCTTACTAGAAGGCTGCTCTGGGAAGTAATTAATACTTCAGAATCTGCCACTTGGGATACAATAAATACTTCAGAAAGCACAACTTGGAGTACAATAAATACTTCAGATACAGGCGGTTGGCAAGTGATTAAAACTCAACCATAATAGGGACATATGGCACTCATCTTAGCTGACAGAGTAAAAGAGACTTCCACCACCGCAGGTAATGGCACATTCACACTTGCTGGGGCTGCTGCTGGCTTTCAGTCCTTTGCTGTAATTGGCGATGGAAATACCACCTACTACTGTATCGCAGGGCAAGGTACTAATGAGTGGGAAGTAGGCATTGGAACCTATGCGTCTTCCGGTACTACACTAGCCCGTACTACAGTTCTATCTAACAGTTCAGCAACAGAGCCAACAGCTCTGGTATTTGCCGCTGGGACCAAGGATGTATTTGTTACCTACCCTTCAGAGAAGTCAGTCAATCTGGACGCATCAGGTAATGCAACTGCATTGGGTACACCGGTAGCCTTTACAGGTACAAACATAACTGGCACTGCGGCAGGTCTTACAGCAGGAGCTGCAACAGTATTAGCCACAGCAAGGAACATAGCAGGTGTGTCTTTTGATGGCTCTGCTGCCATATCAATACCATTAGAGAATCTATCTGATGTATCAATTGGCACCGCAGTGGTTAACCAGTTGCTTGGATATAACGGCACAGCTTGGACTAATGTTGCGCCAAACCCAGCCTCAGCGGGGACGGGTGTTGTATTTTATAACGCCACTCCAGTTATAACTGCGGCAGGGGCTAACAACGATGTAGCTCTTCTTACCTTTGCGTCCATCCCAGTAACAACAGCAGAGCAGGTCATTACAGGAACAGCA